GCTTGCAGGAGTAATCTTTAAACCGACTTTTAAGGCTTCTTTAGCTATAAACAAACAATCGAAGTTGTTGAGATACTCTTTGTCTGGATTAGTTCCTCCAGCAAAGTCATCACCAACAGTGGCAAAATGCAACAAATCTTTCCAACTACTAAACAAAGAACTAAGACCAATCTCATCTAAATAAATTGCTAGACAATAAAGAAGAAGTAGTTTCATAGAAATAGAATTGTAAATCAACGTATCTAATCTGCCCGACCACAGACAAGAGACGGCTTGATGAAAATTGCCCTCAATGCTGACCAAGACACGCTGCAAACTAAACAACAACTTAGACAGAATAGCTCTTTCAACATTCGTATAGCCTAATGACGCAGCTTGCCTGTCGTAATAACTAAACACACCCAAGGAAAAACATCCCTGAGAAAGATCTAGAGCAGAAACATCACCCTCAATAAGATTACTTTGTCTCCTATTAAAGGTTACATGATCATACAACAGTCCCCACTGCTTACTGCAAGCATTAAATCCAGCTGCACAGCTATGGGTCTCAAAATCACCAATAATCGTTGTTAGAACATTTCCTCCGACCATCTTGAGAACCACATTATCATCAAGCTCAGATACAAAGAACAACCTACCTCCTCCTTTGTCTACTTTTGACTTCAACAAAACTTCATCTTTAACCACACCAGTGACTAAGGAAGTATAGGAAAAACCTTTTTCCAAATAGTCAAACTTAACATCTACAAGTTCAATTAAGTCAGGAGCTAACCAATAAGACCCATCAGGTTTAGTTTGAGCAACTGTTTTAGATGTATACCCCTTCTTCCTAAGATATTGACCAATAGCCTTAGTATCATCCCTCGGATTAAGATAGATATTTCTTAAATCACCTGTGATAGCTTGGTGAATAGAAAGAAAACCTACCTTGTAAGGAACTTTAGTAAATTCACAAACATCTAAGACGCGAGATAGGACTCGGAGATTAATATCCCTCGACCTACCAATGGCTCTCAACTTCTTAGTATAAATACTCACCCACTCACCATCAATGTATCTAGCATGCCCAGGATTAGGAGGTCCCATTAACTCTGGCAATCTTTCTTTAAAAACATCAAACAAGATTGTTGGCTTACCAGACATTGTTGGAGTAGAATTACTAGCAACATGTCCTACAGGTAACAACCCCAGAGGTTCTGACCTAGACATCCAGTATGCATCTGATCTAGGATGTAACCCTTCACTCAGTACGGCAGGACTAGGATTGTTATCTATATTAACAGGTAACGAATGGTCATACCCTCCCAAAGGTCTTAACAACGAATAAGCTAACATAAATTCGTCTGCTGTGATAACAGTATAGACTGCTCTTTCAGCTGCTGCAAACCTACCAGCATGTATACCTGCAATCATCAAATCAGACCCAAACTTGTTATCACACTTGACAAAAACAGGAGTACCACAGTCGCCGCACTGTAAAAGAACTGGAGTGTAACAACCTCCGTATAATGGGAGTGTGTTTAAAGTCAAGTCTACATCTTTTCCTTCAACTAGGCCAGGACCTGAAGGATTTGCCCTACAAAACTTGAAAGAGTTAGACAAATTCCAAATAGCATGTTTGAAGTAAATGACACAAGCATCTTTCTTACCAATTCTACTATAACAACT